AATGCCTTGAATTGCACCAAAGTAAATGCAAGTTGCAAATACCGAATTGAACAGAAGATAGTTGAGGATGCTTTTGGTTTTAGTCATTTGCTTTTGATGATGTGATTCAGACTCTTTCAGGTTGGTTGTGTGCTGAATGAGTGTTTGCATCGGTTGTGTTCCTTTGACTCTTTAAGAATACAGGAAATTGGGGACTGTGCTCTTTTACTGTGCCACTAAAACATGTGGCACACATTGTTGTTCACAACTGTGGAGAAACTCACTATAAAGAACTCCCTCCATTCTGTATGCTTCTTCTTCTCTCTTTTCATCATCATATTCTCCTCTTTCATTCTGAACAACGTGGACAAGTTCGTGCAGTAATGTAATCACATAGTCAGTCTGATTCAGATTGTTATGAATCTGCACAAACTGTTCTTCACCATTCTCCTCTGTAAATCCAAAGGCATTATCATCACTTAGGTCAGTGTGATAAACCTCAACGTCTCGCGTAATCTCGTACTTTGATGTAAAGAACTCATACACTTGATGAGTGAGATTCAGATCAGGGGATTGTCCAGAAACAAATAACATCTCAACCTCCAAACATTTCATCGAATAGATCACCCATCTCCAGCATTTCGTTGTGACGATCGAGTTGCTGACGCATGGAAATCAGTGCTTGCTGAGTGTTACGCAGTTTCAGCATTTCCTCATTGATGTAGTGCAAACGATTGTTAATCTGGCAACGATCCATACCATCAACGGTGGGAATTTCGTACACCGTGTTGTTGATCTTGCGGGGTTGAAGAATGACAGTCATTTTGCGAAAAACCAGAGAATGATTAAAGAACCAAGAATGACAGTAGACATCAGTAACGCGAATCGTTGAGGAAAGGATTGTACACTGCCTCAACTTCTTCCCATTGAGCATCAGTCAGAGTGCCAACTTGTGCTTCCATGAAGTCATAAACCATGCCCCAATCGGCATCCATTTCATCACAGAACTGAGGCAGGGATTGAAGAGCAGAGTAGAACGTTTCGGTTGAAGTCATTTCGGTGAAATTCCTTTGACTCTTTAACAATACAGGAAATTGGGGGCAGTGCTCTTTTAGTGTGACACTTCCCCAACTGGTTCAGTTCTCTACACTTTCAACCAAATCTTCCCACACTTCAGTATCATAAAGATCCACAATTTCTTCCTTCAGATCTTCCTCTGTGCAATCTTGGTATGCATCCATTAACAAATCATGGCACATCTGCACAAGGCAATCCATATCCATCCCGTCGATGATGAGGTTGCAATAGTTCTCTTTAAGAGTGAAAAGATCAGACTCGTTCATGATGTTAGGATCAGAAATGTGCGAAACGAAAGACATTTGTTGTTGATGCAAATACGTTTTGATCAGTGACATGAATTAACATGCAGCAGGGAAGTATTCTTGAGGTTCAGTCAGGAAATCTGTCACCTCATAGTTTAGATCAAGACGTGCATTGACGGTTTCGATCATTTCTTTCTTGGACATCAATCGCATCGACTTGGTTTGCTCATCTCCCATAAACTTGAGAGTATAAACAAACTTATCGGTCAGAATGTTGTGAGGACGAAACTCAACAACCATTGCACGGGATTGACCTTGTGAAGTAAGTTGCATTGGTGAAAAACCTTTGACTCTTTAAGAATACATGAAATTGATGCTTGTGCTCATTTATTGTGACACTAATACATGTGGCACAAATTGTTTATACTCTCAGTTGAACTTTGCTGTCACTCCTATCACTTTTGCATTAGGATTGCGAGCAAGTGCAACTTCTCTTGCATCTTGGTAGTCTTTGGCATACACTTCCTCAGTGAAGACTTTGCCAGCAACATATAACTTAACTTCGCATTTCATTGGGGGAATTGATACTCCTTGATGTTGGAATCGTAATACTTCTGGATGATAGAATCAATCACAGAATACCAGGATTCGTTACTACTTGGATAACCACATTCTCGTGCTTGATTGAGAAATCGTAGGATGCAAGTTTCCTCGTCTTTAGTGAACTCAACTCGGTTCAAAGTGTAACCAGTGTTCATGAATCTCAGGCGTTAATAGAGAAGAACATGTGATCAGAGTCTAGCACATCACAGGCAGGACCAGTCCAACCAATAGAACGAATGTCAGTATATTCGTCACTATCTGATAGCATAACCGTTGCAGTCTGGTCCAGGTAATGCTCAGGCAACTCATTCAAGAGTGCTTTCAACTCACGGTAAGTGCCGCGATTCCAGTCAGTTTGGGGAATGTACATTTCAGTTAAGAACGTGACGATAGTCGATGGATTTGATACAGTAACCTGAGGCAGATGTGAGTTCTTCGACTAGATCATCACCATCATCTGCCTCCCAAAATGTGCCAACATAATCATCACAAAAGTCCTCAGTTTCTTGTTCAGTCATGGGATACAAATCATCCCCAAAGTCAAACTCAATGTAAGTGATTTGGAATTGCATGTTGATCACCGAATGTAGAGGAAAGAACCGTATTGATCACAAGCATCAGGATGATCTACCAGTTGATCAATATAGCAACGAATACCCTTTGCAGGTGCTTTAACCGATGCAGGTTTGTAACATGCACCAGTGGTATTGTCCACAAACATGTAAGCAGAACGACCACGTTGACGAACACCACCAGAAACCAAATAAGTCATCAGTTTGGTGTACTTACGACCGACTTCTGCTTCAACTTGGTAATAACAAGAGTGACCAGATTCAATGGAATTAACTTTCCACTCATTGTTCAGCACTTCGATGAGTGCATCAGTCAAGAATTGAGGTTTGGTTTGAGTAATCGTCATGGGTGCGATTCCTTTGACTCTTTTAATATACAGGAGATTGATGCCACCAGGGGGATTGGTGGACAGTTCAATCAACTGGCACACTGGTGTTTCGTATTGTTAAAGTTTGCATGAGAGAATTGCTCACGATTAACGAGTTTGAACATACCAAACTCATTCATGCGAACATAACCCTCACCACCACATTGTTCGTTGTCGATGTATGCTTCGGGACCGTTATTGCGGCACAGGTAGAGCATATCCTCCTTGATGGATTTGATCAGGAACCAGTAACTAATCAACAGAGAGTTGTTGAACGTTTCAGGCACAACTTCGAGTCCTTCACGAATACAAGCATTAAGTTGCTTCTTTAATTCAGTTGCTTCCTTTTCATTCACGAAAGTAACCAACTGGGACATCTGTCGCGCAAAACCAACAATCTCAGAGAAATCTTCATCGAGTTGCCATGCACGAGGTTGCACGAACTTGCAGGTCTCAGTGTCTTCAAACTCTTCCATTCCCACCATGTCATTGATAACATAGCAGTCCTTCATCTCATCATCAGTTGCATACAATGTGTGTGGTGCAATGATAATGTTCTGGTCAATTATTTCATCAAAGACATAAGTAATCGTATTGGGGCAAAAAGTATCATCACCACCAAACCCAATAAAATCACCTTGAACAATCCCGTCGAAATCAGGAAGGCAATCAAAACAGTGGTGTAAAATATCAGCAACAACCCCAGAATGGTTGCGATCAATGTCATCGTGCGTTTCATTGATTTTGATCTTTACTTTATTGAAGACAGATTTTGTGCCGACAAAGAAATTACCAGTGGCAGGATTGGTGCCCCAAACAATAGCGGGAGAACCGTCAATCTTCACGGAAAGATCACTCTCAGCAAGGAACCAATCCAGGACAGTAAGATCACCAGTCAGAATAGAATCTTCGGGGTGTTGCAAGTGTGTGTTTTTCATTGATCAGAACTCCAGGTAAGATTCGATTGCGTTGTTGATGCCTTCAGACAAAAGTGTGGGAGGTTTGACTACATTGAACTTCCCAAGATCACACTCATAGTAATCACCGAGTTTCAGTTCAATCATGGCACCATCTGCACCCTCTTGGTACAAAGATCGTGCTTTCTCATCCTCAACAACTACCACACGACGAGCAGTAAGATCTACCACCAACATGTAGTCGAAGGTTTTAGTTTGCCTGAAATCTTCAACGGTTTTCTTTTCACTGAGAAAAGATTTGACTTTGAACTTCTTAGTGGCATGAATGTCCTTACGTTTGAAGAACAAATTCTTGCCCATTTTCATTTCGATCTTGTCATCGTTGTAGACAAAATCGTAACCAGTCTGATCTACACGAATGAGACCAGAATACTTTGCGAGTGCTTTTTCAACAGCAGTTGCACGGGCAAAATTATCAGCGTTGGAAGAGAATCCTGGATCAGTGTAGAGAGAATCCACGATTCCAAACACTTTGCCCCACTCGACTTGGGTTTCAAGATGGTCGATGAGATGCATGAGGTTGTGCTCCTTTGACTCTTTTAATATACAGAAGATTGATCCCTGTGGGGAGATTAGTGGACAGTTTGACCAACTGGCACACTACCCCCAGTGATTCATATATTCTTTAAGAGAATATATTTCATCGGTGCATGTCCCTTCGATCAGATCTTCATCGGATAGAGTATGCAACCACTCGAAATGTTCCTCTGCTGTCATATCTTCAAATGGTTCATAATCATCGTGGATTAGATACTCATACTCCCGTTGAAGTGCATCAATTAGTTGTTCTCTGGTGTAATTCATCGTTTGATCTCTGAAATTGCAGGTTGACCTTGATTAAACACGACATCTACAACTGCTTGGACTTTTTTAGCAGTAGAGATACCAACTGAATCATAGGTTGGGATACAAACAAGACCAAAAGTCTTCTCAGTGCTGCCAAGTCTGATAACTCGTCCAATACTTTGAGAAATACCAATATAGTCCATGTTACGCATGAAGATGACTGCTTCCAGTCCATTCACGTTGATGCCTTCAGACAGAATACTGTGGTGAATCACAACGAACTTCTTAGAAGAATCCTTGCCCCATGCATTGAGAGTCTCAAAGAATTGCTCACGATTGACCTTCTTACCATCAATGATTGCACCAGTCTTGGATGTAATTGTCATCCAAGAATAACCACGTTGTGCAAGTTGAACACAAAAGTCAGAGTTGCTGATCAGTCCAATGATTTGCTTGGTAGTACGCGCACAGATCAAAGTCTTGTCGATGTTGTTGTCATCAATCGTTTCCAATAGATTGACACTATCCTCTGCCCACATTACTTTGCGACCTTTGATCAAAGGCAGTTGCTTGACTACAACTTTGGGAGGAAGAATGTAACCCTGTTCGACAAGTTCAGGAGCAGGAACATTACACAGCACCTGACCATAAACATCTCCCCAGTTCATGCCTGGTTTCTTAGGAGTGAGAGAATGTTTGGGAGTTGCAGTGTAGAAGTAGCAACGATCTGCTGCACCAGCAAAGAACTCAGTAGCACCGAAGAAGTTCTTCTTCACGGAATTGTGTGCTTCATCGAAGTAAATGGTATTCACTTCAATATCTGCTTGACGAACACGATCAAGAGAATTGTAAGTAGTGAAGATGATTACATTCTCACCAGCAGTTCGTGCAGTGTTAGCAAACAGGTGAATGTGTTCAGGTTTGGTAGAAGAATAGTGATGTGTCTCACCACTATGAACATGCATCACATGAGTGTGAGTAGTATTAACAATCTCAAGAAACTCACTGCACAGTTGTTCTGCAAGAAGAATACGAGGAGCAACAACAACAGAAGTCCTACCAATAGGGACAGCATGTTGATGAATAAGATCCTGAATCATGCAGATAGTTTTACCACCACCAGTGGGAACAATGATCTGTCCCTTATCATAAGAGAGCATACGATCAGTGATTCGCTGTTGATGAGGGCGAAGAGTGACCATGAAAAAGAATTAGTTACTTACAGTATAATCGCACCTGCAAAGTCTGTCAAGGACGTTGCAGGCGCTTCCAGACACTACTGAGACGCTTTGGGCGACCCCCCTTCAAGACACCACCAGACCACGCTTAGTGTTCTTGTAGAAAATAATACGATAGGGGATAGATTCCTTGCCAGACTGAATAGTTTTCTTGTAAGTATTGGGTTTGATTGATACAGGTTCTCCGTCTACAAAACCATCAATTCCCTGCGATTCTTCTTCAGGAGTAGATAAACGATATTCACCAGTATCTGACACCATCTCAAGAATGTCAAGTTGAAGTTGAAGACCAGAGAATGTCTTGTCGATGATAAGATCCTTTGTCCAAGAATATACATCATCACGATTCAAAGAGTTAAGATTCTCCTTGATTCGTTGAACATATTCCCAGATCTTATCTACAGCAACATCAATCTTTTCCAGTCCAATCTTATCAGCATAGAATGACTCCCATCCCTCTACAGATGGATTCTCTGCTGTCTCTCTATATTCTTGAATAAGATCACTCATCTGCCCAACATTCTTCGGTCGGGTAGCTTGAGAGAATGAATTACCAAGATTGATAACCGAACCAATGTAGGGTAAAAGTGTCATGATGTAATGCTTTCAATTTAGGTACGCTTTAGGCGACCCCCCTTTTTATTTCTTTGCTTCTTTGCCTCTTCTGGTGATCTCTTTCTGAGTGATGGGGTGCTTTAACTCTTTCTCAGACTTCTTGCCCAAGTTCTTGAGTTGAATGTCACGCAGAGTTCTTTCACCTTTCTTGGTGACTGCCTTTCTTTCAGCTGCAGAGAGACCAGATGCCTTTTGTGGTTTATATCCAGGAGCAGGTTTTGCTGCTGCTTTCTTCTTAGTCAGAAGTTCAGATGCAGACTTTGTTTTCTCTCCTGCTTCTCTACGCTTACGCTCTAAGTATGCTTTGCGTTGTGCTTCTTTTGCACTTAATGCAGCAGAACCACGCTCTTTTTCAGGTTGTTGTTCCCTTGCAGAGCGTGGTCTTTGTGTTCCAATGTCTTTGCGATCTTTATACTGAACTGGTTCAGTCTTTCCACCGCCGACAGCTTTTACTCTACGCCTTTCAGGAGTGCTTTTTTTACGCTCAGCACCGACTCTTCCGCCTTCACCTTGACGGCGAATCTGGGAAGATCCCATGACATCTTTATCGTATGCTTCAGCAATAAACTCCTGAAAGGTTTTCATTTCTATCTAATTCTACCTCTCTTTATTTAGTCCTCGCTGTCCTCCTGGATCTCTTCTTTCTTAGTAACTTTCGGACCAACATGAACTTGACCAGTTGCATAGAAATACTTTACACGTTCGCGTCGTGCTTGCAACAGAATATCATATTCTTCCTGTTGTTCTTTAGTGAAGCGGAAATCTTGATTCTTCCACTTCTCACGAAGCTCCTTCATGTAAGGGAGAACATTCACGGTTTGAGTTTCTTGCATTTCAGTAATCAATGTTGGAGTTGAGGTATTCGTTCATGTTGAAGTTTTGATCTTCTTCAATTAGATCAGAGAGATCTTCATGCTGATCAAAGTTGACCAGTTCTTCAATTTGTTGTTCGGAAAGATAGTAATCCATCTGTGAGTGGTGGTTACAATACTCAGACACTTTGGGCGACCCCCCTTTACTTAACTAAGATTTGAATGTCTTTTGCTCCTTGTTTCTCTACGATTTGTGACCAAAACTCTGCATCATCAATTTTAAGAAAGGACGCAACTTGAGTCGAATAACCTTTCTTTTTTGGTTTCAGGTACTTTACTTGGTACATCATTCCAGTGTCGAATTACTCCGCTAATAATGAAACAGTTAGTGATAAGATAAGAGACGAATATAAAAGTCCGTATGCCAGCAATGTAATCTGATTCTTTGTCATCTTTACCAGATTTCTCTCCTAATGCTTTTGCCCATCGCCGCCAAAACTTATTTTTTACCATTAAAATCTCTCACATAGATCTCCATGTCATCAAGATCATTTGCATTTTTGAATCGTCTTGACTTTTCATACTTAATCTCATGCCACTGGTGACTGTAGCACAAGATTAAACAATGAACTTTACGATGAAATCCTACAAGACTATCTGGTTTGGGTTTTACTCCAACTTCAATAGTAATATACTCTTTGTCTACAAAATACACCC